TCATAGACTTTGCGTCCATAAAAGAAGTATTCGCGCACAGCTGATGTGATAGATGATAACATTTGCTCTTCAACAGATATTGTTTTGGAACGAACCCACACCATCAGACTCCTCTCGATTGATTCGTGGTCTAACGGAGCAAGATAAGCTCCACACTCTACATCAAAATGCCAAGATCTCTTCAGAAAAGAAGCATCGCGAATGTGAATAAGTGGAATGGATTTTGCATCTTTATCAGCCATGGTGTAAACCACACCCATGGATGCAAAAGCAGCTGATACGGTTGTATGATTGTACCAATCGTTGTGGCTCGCAATACTAGAAATGTTGTCATCACCATAAGTCATTAGACTCACATTATCCCTGAAAGATTTGGTTTCTCCCATAGGATTCAGAAGATGATATACATATCTCATGTACAGAGAATTCACCAAACTGTTAATAACAACAGTTAGTGGGTGACCTGATGGGTTGGAACCATAAAATTGAACCAAATCCCCATTGAAATCAATCAAAGGAAAAGCGGTATCTTTCTTAATGCCTTCAAGAACCATAAGATCATCATCATCATAGTTTCCACTCTTTTTACACAATCTGATTAGAATGTCAAAAGCAGCGGAAATAAAAAGAGGAGACATGCGTTTGTCATACGCCTTATAATCCCCAGCGACAATGCGATCCTCACCGAACCTGGTTATGTACTTGTACATCTCATGCCATTCGTAAGACTGTGCGACTGTCCCAGGGGCAGCCTCAAAAGTCGTTCGATTGTTTTGAATTAAACGAATAGAAGAAAGGAAATACTTCCGAACAACTATTGTCCAATCAAAGGGTGCACCAGCAAAAACCCGCGTCTTCTTGGCTTTGATCTTTTTGAAAGGCAATGGTTCGTCTTTAAGATGAGCACAAAAATTTGGGTAGGCACGCTCCCCTTTATTGTAAGTTGATACAATTTGGGCAGCACGGTCCATGATCTCGTCTGAGACTTCAACTGGATGTTGCATACCATGCATCTCCGGAATGGCTGTCATGAACCTCTTTTTCGAACATTTCCATGGGTTACCAGCTGAAGTGGCTCTATTGATTTTGTCAACATAAGCAACACCATTAGCTCCATTTATGGCGGTAAAATTGTCGTAGACATGCAATTCGCGAAAATCATCGGCAGTTAAAGCTCCAATAATATCATCGTAAAAGGAATCCACACAATCCTTGAGTACATCGCCACGGATGTCAACAACAGGATGTAACATATCTTTGGCGGCAATTCGCCAAGGCTCCCATCCTTTCATAACAGGTGGACCATACTTGATCTTATAATCATGCTTACTCAAAAAAGGAACAAAAGGGGTGAGTTCAACCCTTGATTTTCCTCCCCGTCGGAAACCAGAAAAACTTCCATAAACAGCAGCAGAACCGCTATCAAAAAATCTGAACACAGATTTGGGAGATAATTCTCCGACACATCTCTGGGCCGATTCTGAGGACAAACAAGGGGTTCCACTCTGAATCTCAACTTTGAGAGAATCAGAAAAACTAGCTGTTGCAGCAGCGGTTATTGGAATAGAAAATATTCTATCATTTCTCTCCTGAGCTATAACATGAAATCCAGCAACAAACGAACCCAAAGGTGATTCCACAACCAACAAAGATCCACAATCACCATCAATAGTGGGTTTCCCCTCATTGGTGATTCCGATAATATCACTATCGTAGCCCTTGATTTTGCCTTCACCAATAAGCGGAGTTCGAAATGTACGAGAGACCACCCTTCTAGTGATAGTGCCATCACACTCTCGAGACAAAAGGTAACCATTTAACTTGAGAGTAACATTATTTCGCAAAAGATACTTTTCAACGCCTCGCTTGGGAGGTAATCCTCTTAAATAAAAGAAAATCGTATCAGTTTTGATATCTCGCTTGATAATGTCTGAATTGGTCAAAATACACACAAGATTGGTGGTGACACCAGCCTTGGTGCACTGCATAGTAACATCAAGTTTTGTTGAAGATTCGAAGTCTGGTATATTATGATTGTTGGTAAAGTAGATCTGACCACGTAAACAAGTCGCTTTTATGTTGACTTTAGTTTTACGCTCAGTGGTCACGACTACATGAACCAATTCTCGCGAAATCATCTTTATGAAGTCCTCACGAGAAAGCTTTTTCAGGCTCGTTATTTGTGGAGTCACATCAAAGGAAGATAAATCGTATGAATCATTGTACCAAACATTGTCACGTTCCCGTTCCTTTGCCTCGGGTCTATATCCTTCAGAGGATTGCACCTTCTTTCTGCAAGTCATTTTGTAGATTTTGTAGACAAAAGTCAACCAAAAACTAATTGTAAGGAAAGTATGAAAGTTCAACGATCTCTCAACCTTCCTCCCAATACGACTTGCTCGCGCAGATCGAATTCCACGGCGCACAGAATCAGGCAAACAAAACCAAACCCAATTGCCTAGGGTTGTGTACATTGTAAACATGCTGGCATAATAGTTAAACCAATTCATCACTTGATTGTAACACAAAAGCACAATAAACCAATTGAACAAGTGCACAAAGTATAAACCAGCTATAGCTACACTACCACTCTGGACATTGCAGAGACAATTTTTCTTGGGTAAATAACACAATTCGCATAAGACAATATCCTTCAAACTGTCGACGGACTCAGCCACAACAGTTTGGTTATGGTTAAAGTCTTGGATAGCTTTAGTGTACCACCGCATGAAGACGCAGACATCATCTGTTTCCAGAATAGCCTCTTCTTTTGCCAAGCCACGTTTCGAGGGCATTATACGCAAAACCTTCCAACTCCAGTAATTAGGATATTCTCCAGGAGTATTAACCGTTTTAGATGAATCTAACATACCGCTATCGGTTGTGAATTCATCCTTTACGGTTGGAGTAATGACGTAAGGAAAACGTCTTTGCGCCGCTGAAGGAAAGGAAAAGTAATGATGCGCATTCAAGTTTCGGGTATTCGTGGTTGCAATACACAACTTGGCTCGCAATGGTGTGCGACCCTTGTCGTTCAAATCAGCTTGATCTGGCACAAATGGAACAGCATTAATGATCTGCAAAAATTCCATGCACGAAGGGTCGCCACTAGCGGCCTTGTTGGGATGCATAAAGGCTACATCGTCAAGAATTACTGCCCATTGAGAGGTCGTAAAACCATCCCAAAATTTGGCGACAGGATTGCGTGTGTAACAAAAGGTTTTATCCGTATCTAGATTACAAACCTTACCAAAATGGTAAAACAACATATCTTTGATAGTGGATTTACCAATACCAGAATCACCACTAACTAAAATAGAAAATGGTGGAGTACGATGTTCTCGGGCAGCAGCCCGAGTGCACAAATCACACTTGATCATTTGCAGCTCATTTGTCAAAGCCCTCAAAAAACGCTTTTCTGAGGCATCCAATTTAATGGTGTATCGACAAATGGCTTCACCTTTTTCAATGGCTTTATCCAAGTCAGCTCGAAATGAGCTCTCATTAAAACCATGAGCTTCAGGGTTTCGCAGCAACTGCGATTGTCTCTTAAGCATCTCTGCCTGTTCAACAAATTGTACGTAATTCTTCTCAGTGTAGAGAAAAGGCTGAAATGAGCCTGTCTGAAGACAC